CGCAACTCCAAATGCGCACAAAGTCGGATTGTGCTGCATGGGGAGTTATGTCGTTGCCGTGTGACTTGCAGGATCTGCTGAAGTTTGGCACGCAGCGTTACATCCGTACAGCTGCGCAGCCAGCGGGAACCGATATCAAGACCTATGATGTCGGCAATTTCTTGGTTGGTACCCAAGGAATGGCGGATATAACCGCTGTAGGTGAGCTTTACATTGAGTATGATGTGGAGCTCATCACCCCGCAAGAGTCTCCGAATACCGCGCTTTCGGCTAACGCCGAGAAGATCGTCAGTGGCGGCACTGTGAGTAAGACCGCCCAGTTCGGCACTGCAGCCGTTCTCACTGGTGGTGCCACTGCTCAGGCAAGTGGCAACACACTGACTTTCAACACAGCGGGGCAGTATCTGGTGGTCAACCAGATCATTGGTACTGTGATAGGTGGATCTTCGCCTACACTCTCAGGTACTGCCTCCTCTTCGATCCTCACTGGATCCGCCGGTGCTGCTTACGTAGGCGCTGGTGGAACGATCGGAGAGCAAACCATCCTTGTCACTGTCAGCTCTGTGGGGCAGACTTTGGTGGTTGACTGGAGCGCTGTAGTTACTACACTGACTAGTAGTGTGACGCGTATTGCCCAGTATAACGCGTCTCTGGCGTAAGCCAGCAGTGTGCAGATTTATCGACCACGGCTTACCGCTTGCCGTGTGTGGCTGAAAACCTTCTGTCCCCACCCACCCAGGACGAAGGAGCGGTTATGGAAAATTCTCTGAAAATGCGCCCAATGGCTGGTCCCCATTGGTCACCGACACGTGTAGGAGGTGAATTTAGTGTGGACCCACTCGGATGAGTGGCGCTCTTAGTAGCGGCAGCACGGCCAGGTCACGGGCGTGCTGTGGGGTATATGAGTCCCCTTTGTCCCGGCGATTGTAAGTCCTCATAGGGAGGCGATTGTAAGACCGGGATTATGTAATTTGACACCTAGGGTAAGGTTCTGTTGTTTATGCGTGCGGCCAACACAAATCCGCTCGACACGGGCAGACCCCACCCCCTTCGCATGATGAGTCACAACGCGAAGGCCCAAACTGAGCCCATTGACAAGCGCTCCGGCGGTGCAGGACCTGACCAGTCCCGCACCTGCCACAACTGTGGTAAGCCAGGCCACTATGCCAAAACCTGCAAGGTCGCCGCCAAGCGTTCGAGTCGAAACGCTGGTGCTGTTGAGAAATCCGCTCGCGACGCGGTAGACGAAGCTGATGGTCTGAAGATCGCTTTGTCTGAGAAGGAGAAGGAGGTGCAGGAGCTCAAGTCGGAGCAGGCCAAGGCGGCCCAACTTGAAGCTGAAGCTGCTAAGGACGCGCTTGAGCATTTAAAAGCGCGGTCTGCTCAGCACAGCATGTCGCGTCAGCTGTGTCTGGGCAGTTCACCTTTGACGATGTGGAAGCGTTGCTGGACGCTGTGGGCTGTTCTGATGCTGAGTCTTGCCCTCGCCACCGTCACCTCGTGGATTCGCTTGATACGATTTTTGGGCGCGATAGTCCTATTCCCGATACACCTTATGACTTTAAGGGTGAGGGGCTATCGAGTCCAACCACTCTTCAGGAAATTTTGTGCTCTTGTGGGCATCGTCACGCTCGTTGCCGTGATGGGCCAGGCGCATTGTCTTATCATGCACCACACCATTGCCACACTTTGCCTGGGTCTCTTTGGCCACTTGTGTGTAACAACAATCCTTTTTATGCGGGACCTCAGCCGCGTAAGAGGGCTTTGGATGAGGATTTCACAGATGAGGACTTGTCCTACCGAGATTTGGACTCAGAGTCGTCTAGCACTAAAGATCGTCGGACCAACTGACGGTCGTGATGACACTGCCTCTACTGTTGACCTCCGTCACCGTTTCGATCATGTTACGACGTACGATGTTGCACACCCTTCCCTTCTCTTCCGTGCTGCGTGGAATATCATGCAGTTCGGGTGCTGTTCACTTGAGTGGTTTGTCGGCCACCCAGTTTGCATGCGTGTAGATGATGTTTTAGATGTCAAGCTCTTTGGCTCTTTGGTCTACGGCTGCAGTTTAGATGTGTCGCCCTCATTGGCACGTCAGATAAAAATAGCACGAAATACTCCTCTGACTATGACCTTGACTCAAGTGCGTGACTTGGTTGAGCGAGCAGCTGCGAACGAAGGATACTCGAATATTAATTCCTTCGCACCGCATGACACGCAGGGCGAATTGCGCCTAAACACCGCCCGCTATGTTCTAGCAACTCACGCCCTTTACCGTGAGGAGCTTGAGCAGGCGGGTTTTTGACCGCATCGGCAGTTCCGGGACGGTGGTGGTTATTTGGTTATCGGGTAACTGATGGGGTTACGCCAGCTTTGGGTGAAGCAGCTAGTGATGTTTCTATTGTTGTGAAAAGTCGTGATCAACGTGATATTCCAACAAATGTCGCTCTGCCTATCGTCATTGCTGGGGCTGTGCCGCCACACCCTGATTTAACCAATGCCACCACGGCTATTGCCGGTGTAGTTAAGCGTGTTGCACGCAAATTACCCAAAATCGACCGGGGCAAACTTAAGCGGTTCCGCGAGTTTGTCCGACTATGGCTAAAGAAAAACCTTCGACCTTTAGCTACCGACACCCATGTCAATTTCCATGAGTGGGTGATGTCGAGGCCATACTCTCTGGCTCGTAAGAGAGAGCTGATCCGGAAGTATTTAGCCGTAACTAATATTTCTGATCCAGCGAAGCGGTATTTCGAGCTGAAATGCTTTGTCAAGGATGAATTTTATCCGGAGTTTAAGCACGCGCGTGGCATTTATTCGCGCAAAGATGAATTTAAGTGCTATTCGGGTCCTTGGTTTTCAGCTATTGAGCATGTGTTATTCAAGATGCCCTGGTTTATCAAGTATGTTCCTGTTCATGAACGAGCCAATGTTGTTCGTGAACGACTTGAGATGCCAGGTGCACTCTACATGTTCACCGATTTTACTGCTTTCGAGTCATCCTTTGTTGCAGAGTTCATGGAAGCGTGCGAGTTCGAGTTGTACGGCTACATGATGCGACAGACGGTGGATGGGTCAGCTGTGTGGAAAGTCATGTGTGAAGCCATTATGGGCCAGCAG